ACTAGAAAAGGTTGCAGCCTATTTTGATAGTCCTAAGCCTAAGTTCTATAATTCAGAAATGGATTGGGGCAAAGAAAACGAACCCGAAGCAGCGTTTAGACTATGCGAGTTATTGAATCTTAACCCTGCAAGCGAAGATGTGATTTACACTTCATCAGGTGGCTTTGTATTCTTTACTAATGGCAAGCTAGGTGGAACGCCCGATATGATTTTGACAAGTGAAAAAAAGATAGTAGAAATAAAATGCCCTAATAGCGACACGCATCTTTACTACAAGGCATTTGTAAACGCTAAGAACTTTCAGAGCGAACTGCCGAAGTATTACGACCAGATACAAACTAACCTCTACCTGTGCGATTCTGATTCGTGCTACTTTATGAGTTACGACCCACGCTTTAAGGATTCTAAACGTAGCTATCATTTAATCGAAATAGAACGCAATCAGGAACGAATAGACCAAATACTAGCTAAGGTAGAAATAGCGCATGAAATGATGCTTAAATTAATAAACACACTATAAACTTAACAAATTAACTAACTAAAAAAACAAAACAATGCAAATCACAAAACAACTAATTACTCCTGAGGAGGCAAAAAAACTATTAAATGTAAGCGTAGGTAACAGAAACATTTCTGAAAGAAAAGTATCTCAATATGCTAATGACATTAGAACAGGTAGATGGATTGAAGACACCTACGAATTTATTAAAATATCAAAGGAAGGATTCTTATTAGATGGTCATCATAGACTAAATGCTATTATTCTTGCAAAAACAGCAATTAATTTAAATGTTGTTAGAGGTGTTGATGCTACTATAATGGGAGTAATAGACACAGGTAAATCACGCAATTCAAGCGATGCTTTAAAAATATATGGAGTAACAAACTCTACTAATATAGCTGCAACTATTGGATTAATTTTAAAATATGATTTAGGATATTCAGTAGGTACTAAAGCATCAGAAGCCTCTACCATATCAAATGTAGATATTATAAAAAGATATGAGGAAAGTCCAGAATATTGGCAAAATCTAAACTCTAAATGTGTTAGTATTTATTTAAAAATTAATAAGATTTTAACTGCCTCAACAATTAGTAAGTACTACCATTTGTTTTCTCAAAAACATCCTACTAAAGTAGATGCTTTCTTTGCCGAATTAATAGGAGGAGTTGAAACAAACGCAACAATTACTATCCTGCGTAGTACTTTGATTAGGAATAAAATATCTCAAAAGAAGTTGTCTACATTAGTTCTAAATGCTTTTATAATTAAAACTTGGAACGCTTACATAACTAAAACGGAATTAAAACTTTTAAAGTTTGATACTTTAAACTCAGAAATTCCTACAATTAAATAACAAATAAACCAAAAATAAACAGATGGAAATTCAGGGAACACTTAAACAGATTCTACCATTAGAATCAGGAGAAAGCAAGTCATCAGGCAAAGCATGGCAAAAGCAAACGATTATCGTAGAAACGGCAGAAACTTATCCAAAGTTAATAGCTATTGAGGTAAGCGAGAAAGCAATAAGCAGACTGCAAGACTACCAAATTGGTCACACCATTACCTGCTCGATTAATATCGAATCAAGAGAGTATAACGGCAGATGGTTCACATCGGTTAAGGCTTGGAAAATCTAAATTAAAAAGGCGGTAAGTGGGCAACTGCTTATCGCCATTAACAACTAACACAATGACAAACGTAATAATAATAGGGGAGCAACCCGCAAAGAAAGACTTAAAGCCGATTGGGTTTGTATACTTCTTTTCATTCTATAATGGTGCTGAGAAAACAGATATAAAACCTAAAAGCTATGAAAACATAGAATTGATTTGTAAAGATTTTGCAGGCTTTGGTTTTGATTTAATGTATGCCTATTTTAATGATAGGAACTCTGGCTCTTTATATCTAGGACACTTTAACGATGGCGTAGTATGAACCAAGAGTTAGTAAACGAATACATCCAATGGAGCAAAGAAACCTTTGGAGATGAAAGATGGCTAGACGTATTATCAAAGTTACGCAACGAAGAAGTATGGGAGTTTAGAAAGGCAGTAGTCTTAGATGGCAGAACTGAGCAGGCGGATGAACTAGCAGACTGTTTCTTTTTAATGTTTAAAATGGCTCATTTGACAGGCTTTAACCTAGAAGACATTGAGGCAGCGATGGCAAAGAAATTAATTGAATTACACACTAGAACTTATATTGAAGGCAAACGAATTAAATGACACTACTAATAAGCAAACCAAACTTCTACGTTCGAGTACACGGAGTTAACAAACATAAGATAACACTTGACGGCATCATTTGGGCAGTAACCAAAGTAAGCGGCTACTCAGAAAAGGAACTTACATCCAACAACCGCAAACGTGAGATAATGTGGTGGAGGCATTGCATAGCTTATTTAGCCTGCAAACATACTTACAACAGCCTACAATCAATCGGTTTAAGGTTAGGAGGGCGTGACCACACTACTATTATGAACGCTAGGACAAAGATTCAGAATTACTTGGATTACAAGGATGCGCTTTTTGTAGATAGGATTAAACAAATTGAAACGCTATTATAAGCTGGGCGGTAAATTAAAGAAACTATGAAAAAGTGTAAATCCTGCGGCAAACAATTTGAACCTAGCAACTCAATTCAGTCTGCGTGCCAATTAAAATGTGCGCTCAAACTAAGTGCAGCCAAGACTAAACAGAAAGCAACCGAAAAAAGGGAACTTAACCTAAAGCTAAAAGAATCTTTGAAGACACTAGGCGAGTTTAAAAAGGAGTTGCAAATCGAAGTAAACAAGATTGTGAGGCTAATTGATGAAAAGTGCAGTTGCCTAGCTTGTGGAATCAATAATGCTAAAGTTGATGCCTCACATTTTAGAGGTGTAGGTGCTTGGGATAATCTAAGATTTAATTTACATAACATTTACTCAGGTTGTGCTAGGTGCAATACTTATCAAAATGGTAATTTAATTAAATTTAGAGAGGGAATAATAGAAACTTTTGGCGATTCACAAATGGCTTATATGGATGATTTAAACGTAATCTATCCAAGTGTTAAGCTAAACAAAGATGAACTAGCAGAACGCACTAAAATAGCTAAGAAAGCAGTAAAAGAATTAATTGAGTTGAATAGGGCGGTAAAATTGCCTAGAACTCCAGATGAAAGAATTATTTTAAGGACCAAGTATAATAAAATGCTTGACATTTATTTATAAATTATTATCTTTGTAAAAGGTTGCTCAGGCATGGGCGTAAAAGGTTTTCACGTTACCTTTCCTATTATTTTTCAACGTGAGCAAAAAAAACAAACGTGATATGAGTAAAGATACTTACTACTTTTCGCATGACTATAATGCGAGAACAGATGAAAAAATCAAACTTTTAATTAGGAAGCATGGTCTAAAAGGCTATGGTATTTTTTGGGCAATCATAGAAGATTTGTATAATAATGCGAACGCATTGCGATTGGATTGCGAAGGCATTGCGTTTGAATTGCGAGAGGATATTGAAACCATTAAAAGTGTTATTCAAGATTTTGATTTATTCCAAATTAAAGACAATTATTTTGGTAGCTTATCCGTTCAAGATAGATTAAACAAGAGATTAGGCAAATCTGCAAAAGCAAGAGAATCAGCATTTTTAAGATGGAACAAAAGCGAAGGCAATGCGAACGCAATGCAAACGCATAGCGAAGGCAATGCTATAAAGGAAAGTAAAGTAAAAGAAAAGAAAGTAAATATTAAGCCACGCAAGATTTCTTTTGAAGAATCAAACCTATTTGATAAGATAAGTTTTAAAGAAACATTCCCCGATTGGTCACAAGATAAACTCAGGCACTATTACGATGCAGCATTAAGATACTCAGTTGAGGGGAATAAATATGTTAGTTGGGAACTTGCCATTAAGCAATGGGAACGAAAAGATAAGATTAACAATGTGCTAGTAGAAAAGCCTACACAAAAAGTAATAATCTGGTAATGGCAATAATAAGAGAACTAGATACCAATATTCAAGAGCGAATATTCCACTTGCAAAAGTATGGGCAGCCATCAGGTTTAAAGATTGGATTCCCATCGTTTGATAAACTCTACTCAGTTAAAGAAAAGCGAACCACTATTATTTACGGCAGACCAACAGATGGTAAAAGTCAGCTATTGATACAGATTTTAACAGGTTTAGCTTGCAGTCACGGCAAAAAAAGTTTAATCTATACACCAGAAACAGGCGATGTGGATGAAGTTTACTCAGAAATTATACATTGTTTAACAGGCAAAAGTTTTAACCTGCATTCAATTAACTACCGAATAAGCGAAAAGGATTTATACAACGTGATTCCATTCGTTAAAGACCATTTTAAGGTAGTAGAGTTAACTGAGGGCGAGTTCAACTTAGATAATTGGCTAGAGATAACTGAGCAAGCCATTACTGACTATGGTATATTTGCAAGTGCAGCCGATAATTGGAACGACTTAGACCATAGCAGCGAAGCAATGATAAGCGAATACTTAAAACGTAACTTAGTAAAATGGAATAGACACGCAAAGAAGCACGAATATCACGGATTTGTAGTTGCACACGCTAGGAATCCTCAGCTAGTAAAAGGCGAGGACTTTCCAAAGCCAGCTAGAGTAGATGAGATTGATGGTGGATATGCTTGGTATGCAAAAGCAATGAACATGATTTTAGTGCATAGAGAATACGAGGAACACGCTGAGGGTTTTAGGCAAAGCAGCACGGCAGAAATTCACATTAAGAAACTAAAAAAGAAAAGTGAAGGGCAAAAAGGAATCTGCAAATTAACTTTTGATGTTTATAGAAATGCTTACTACGAAGACAAGGGAGAGCGTTTTTACTTGCCAACACCATTCATAAGGTCAGAATCTAACAACGATATAATACCAACACCATTTTAATATGAAATTAAATGTACTAAGCCTATTTGACGGAATGTCTTGCGGGCAACAAGCTTTAGAAAGATGTGGAATAGAAATAGAAAACTACTATGCAAGTGAGATTGATAAGTATGCCATCCAAGTTACTATGGCAAATTACCCTAATACTATTCAGTTAGGTAGTGTAGTAGGAGTAGATGGGTATAAATTACCTAAGATTGATTTATTGATAGGTGGCTCACCTTGCCAATCATTTTCATTTGCAGGAAAGCGAAAAGGTATGGCAACCAAATGTGAAACTGAGATATTAACCTTAGAACATTACCTAGAATTAAAAGCAGAAGGCTACGAATTTGAAGGGCAGTCTTATTTGTTTTGGGAATTTATGCGATTACTAAACGAATGCAAGCCTAAATACTTTTTACTAGAGAATGTAGAAATGGGAGAGAAGTGGGAAAAGGTATTAAGTAAATCTATCGGGGTTAATGGAATCCATATTAATTCTGCTTTAGTTTCGGCTCAGAATCGCAAAAGGATTTATTGGACAAATATTGGAATGCAACCAGGCGGATTGTTTGGGGATTTAGTTTCTATTATAGAAAAGCCAAAGGATAAAGGAATTTTGTTAAAAGATGTTTTACAGGACGAGGTAGATTATAAATATTATTTAAAAAAATCATTAATTGATAAATTGCTTAAATATAACGAAAGACAGGTAAAAAATGGAAATGGATTTTCTGCAAAATTTCGAGATACAGACAAAGTTGAAAAAATGGATTGTTTAAAAATTGGCGGTGGAATGAAAGATGATTTAATTGTTCACAATATGATGCCAAAATCTGGAAATCCATTAAAAGGTGGCACAGGACATTTAACTAGAAACGATGGCAAAACTTATTGCTTAGATACTGGTAATACTAATGCGGTGGAGATAGTGGCTAACGGAGCAAAAGAACAAGTAGTAGGTAGAAAAGCACAAGAAGATGGAACTTATAAAAGAGAATATGAAGTTTCAAATGATGAAAAAGCTAAAACTTTGGAAACAAATAAAGCAAAAAACAATGTTGAGATTAAACAAGTTAAACAAATAAATCCATCATTAGAAAGCGGAGGTAATCAACCATATCAACAAAATAGAATTTATGATACAGATGGAATTACTCCTGCCTTATGTGCTAATAAAAGTGATTTAATAATTACAAGCATCGATATTAGAAGCGATGAAGGATTAAGAGAAAATAAATCTAATAAAGCATTTGCTTTAAGAAGTCAAGCAGGAGGAGAATTACAAGGTAAAGGCGTAAAAGTTAATTCTAAAATCCGCAGGCTTACACCAACAGAATGTGAGCGACTTCAAACAGTCAAAGACAATTACACTAATCACGTTTCTGATTCTCAAAGATACAAGATGCTTGGAAATGGTTGGACTATTGATGTTATTGCACACATATTTAATTATTTAAAATAAGATGAGCGAAGATAAATACACCGAAACTTTGGAGCAGCTATACTTCACAACAAGAAGTTTGCAACAACACGAACGCAAGGAAGAATCAGCACTTGCCATTTTAGATGAATTAAGAGCGACTATAAACGATTTTAGTATGAAGGTTGATACATTACAAGGCGAAAGGAAAGTTAATGCGTTAAAGACCATACAAACGCTAAAGAAGGTATTTGACTACATTGGCTCAATTTACTTGCAGGAACTTTATTGGCGTAAACATAACCGAGATAATGAAGCAGCATTGATTTTAGCAGCATCCGAAATTGATAGACTAGAGGCTGAATTGAACACGATTGAGAAAGCGAATAATTCTATCATATAAAAATAATTATTGCATTTTTTAAATAAATAGTACATTTGTAAACACAACTAACTAAGATGATTAACTTTACAATCAAAGAAAAGGTTAAAACCCTGCTTGAAAAACATCCTCACTTGCGGGATTCTGACGAAAAACTTATTGCCAATGTTTGGTTTGCAGAGAGTCAAGGCGTAGATGACAAGTTTCAATTCTTGCAGCTATACGCAGCAGGTAAACTTACCAACGCAGAATCAATAAGAAGGTGCAGACAAAAGATACAAGAAGAATGTGAGCATTTACGAGGCACGTTATATTTTAAAAGGCAGTTGAACCAAGATAAGATTAAGCAAGAACTAGGCTACTAATGAATAAAGCACAAATAATAGAGGCTATCTACAAAGATGCTGCTTACCGAAATGTTTGCAGAAACATAGCCTCACCTGCTTTATTTGAAGACTTGTTTCATGAGGTTATAATTAATCTGCTCGATATGCCTGATGAGAAAATACTCGAGGCTAAAGAAAAAAAATACTTAAAGTTCTTATTCGTAAAGATAGCACACAACTCTTGGAACTCGAAGCATTCGCCATTTTACCGCAAGTATAGGCACAATGACCAAACCGAAAGCATAGACTTGTTAATAGGTTTAGAAGGTGAACTAGACCCTGAACTAGAAAATAGGGAAGATGTGTTTCAAAGTTTCACCCAAGAAGTAAAAGACAAGATTGATTCCTTAGATTGGTATGACCAAACATTATTGAAGTTATACATCGACATTGGCGAGTTCAGAAAGATTTCAGTAATGACAGGCATTAAATACGGAGCGGTTCAATACACTATTCAAAAAACAATTAAAAAACTAAAACTAGAAAACTATGACAGATTTAAAAACTTTTCTGATTCTTACAACTCTTAGCGCATCCTTCGGGATTGGTGCAAGTGATTTCTTAACCAACATTTACGGCAAACTATTTGGAGAGCAACTAGCTAAACCTTTCGGATGTTCATTCTGTATGGCATTTTGGGGCGGTTTAAGCTACTCTTTATATTTAAGCAATGGATTTGTTGATTCGTTTATGATTGGTTGCGCTAGTAGCGTAATGAGTGCTTTTATTTCTAAATACCTAAACGTATGAACCAAGAAATATACGAAAGATTAAAACCATTTAAGGATAGGTGGTTGACGTTTAAAACAAATCACGCTATGAAGTGGAGCGGTTTAGAGATATTAGCATTTCAGCAAGCCCACAAAGATTTGTTCGGATATGTGACTGCAAACATTCATTGCGGTAATTGCCAGAACGAATTAATTCACAAAGTATTCAACGCCTTTGAAGAATATGAATCTAAAATTTAAACACTCAGGAGCAAGTGGAGATATACTCTACTCTATGCCTGCCATTCAGAAAGCCTGCGAGATACACGGCAAAGAGGCGATTCTATACGTTAACATTAACGCACCTAACTTAGGTACGAACCCTGCGTTT